CCTCTTACGTATCCACCATAGTTATCATTTGTATTAAGAGTTAAACCAACCTTGTTGTTTGTACCAGGGTTTTGGAGTTTGAGTATATCTATATCACCCGTCGCATCGGAATAAATATGAACATTTGCATCTGGAGCGTTTGTACCAAAACCAATGAGACCTTCATTAGTAAACCGTGCATATTCGGTACTGGTACCTTGTACCTTCTGTCTGAACAATAAAGGTGCGTTTCCAACGGATTCTATGAAATTTTGTGGACCAACTGTACCTGTAAATATATCTAAAGCACCAAACTTCATCGGCTGACCAAGTGCAAACTCGACACCCCCACCACAATAGAGTCGAGTAGCACTACTTACATCCAATTCACCATCATCATCTAAAGGTAAAGCTCCTATTACGACTACACCTGAAGGGGTTATAGTCATTGCACGTGATACCACCGAACCATCACCTAATAATGCCGATTGAATTTGATTAGTACTCAACGAGGGTAAAGTCGTATTGTACGTCTGGAAAAGGTGTTCAGCCGCTACGGAACGAATTCTATCTGGAGCTGCAGTACCCGTTCGGTCGTTACCCTTAAATATAACGAGTTCGGATTTACCGAGACTATCATATAGTCGCTCGGCGATGAACGTATTGCCAAATTCATCAGATGCTACACCAGTAAACGAAAGTTTATTACCTATGACGACATTACCATTTACTTCTAAAGAGTCACGGGGTGCATCAGTACCAATACCCATATTCCCATTGGCACCATCTATGAATAATTGAACAGTTCCAGATTCATCAATTACATTTGGATTTTTTGTAATTCTAAAATCCGCTACACGTGTACCGTTTCGGAGTGCACCTGCTAAACCTACAGAATATCCAACTGGATTATCAATAGATGATCCAGAATCTCCATCTGTCTGCGCAAAAGAAGCGAACGCATTTGAACTTAAACTACTCGTTCTTGCTGCCATAATCGCATCACCAGGTGTACTTTCAATATTATGAACGAGTAAACCATTTGTATTGAAATTTCCTATACCTGTTCCGAGAATTTCTAGGTGGGCTGTTGGTGTGGTTGTACCAATACCCACTCGCTTATTACTTCGCCATGTCATGACATGACTGTCAGTTTCGTAATCGTCGCTCGCTAGCGACAAATTCAATTGAGAACGCGAAGTTCCACTGGAAAGGTCATGCTTCCCCATCTTGAAAATACTTCTCACACCATCCCTACCAGAACCACCTTCACGAGCTAATTGGAGTACGTTGTTAAAATCAGAAATACCAACAATTGCAGTTGTGTTAGAAACGACGAGTGGTGTATCAAGGTGACTTGCTAGCCCCCTATTAACAACTTGGTCATTGATAAACACAGTTCCACCACTTGTGTGTAAAAGACCCACGGGGGATGCGGTACCAACACCAACATTACTTGATTCCAATATAGTCATTTTTGGTGTTCCCATTGTACCAGTCGTACTCGCGTAAAAATTGAGACCCTTTCCACTTCCTACACGGTTTTCAATTCTCGTTTGATTACCAGTAATATCCGTAAAAGTTTTCAAATAGTTTGTATCACTTCCCACTATAGCTGCATTACTTCCGTTAAGTTTTAAATTTCCACCTAAAGTTAAAAGTTCACTTGGTTCAGTATTGGAGAGACCAACTTTACCATCCGACGCTACCCGCATTCTTTCGGTATTGCGAGTCTTGAATGTAATAGTTTGACTGTTCGCTGATGTTTTTGCACCTTTAATTTCAATCGCACTTATATTTGAGGTCTGTGGACCACATCGAAAACTTACTGTGTTAGAAGTAGAGTCACCCCCCGATATATCACCGTGAATAATAACATTCGCAGCTGAAGAAATACCAGATTCACCCTCAACTTCGATGAAATCCTGGACTAGAATGGACTGCGTGATGAGACGACCAGTCGCTGTATTACCAAGTATTGTAATAAGGTTAGCAGAGTCTGCGTTGATGAATATTTTATCACCTATTGACAACATGTTCGTCGAATTGGTATTCGCTATACCCGAAGGGGTCGCACCAGTTGTTTGAATAGCATGGGACTCAATCTTTGAAGCGACTACCATGGGTATCGCTGCATCCGCATCGAGTGTAATGAGACTACCTACCGTGAGTCCATTATCACCAATCCTTAGACCCTCAAAAAAACCATACCCATTCGCATGTAAAACATTACTCGAAGATGTCGCCACATCATTGATATGTATATTAGAACCAACTGATAAGGAAAATACTGGTGATGTATTCGCAATACCCACATTGTTTTGAGTGTATATGTCACCAAATACGTGAAGGTTTACAGTGTTTGCTGTATCCATGGTAAAGTTTGCATCTTCAGGGGTTCCATATGTTCTAGAAAGTTTAAATTTATCATCGGCATGGGTATACCCCAAAAATATATTAGCTGAATCCGGAGCACCATCCCTCATGAGTACAGCCATATCATAGGTCCCATTGTTACCTTTACCCATTTGTATGACAGCGTTTGATACGACAAGATTGTCAACACTCGTGTATGACGGAATTTCAGTAATAGCTAAATTACCAGTGATGTCGACGTTTCCAAATACTCGTAAAAACCCGTCACGAACAATAACGTTACCATTTTCAAAAATGGCTACATTGGAGTCGGTACCTGGGGTAACATCTGTACCAACTGTCAATTGTTTATTTATAATGGTATTTGTGGACACAATATTTCCGGTGACTGTTAATACATTAGAATTACCAGCTTCAACCGAAAACGTATCATTTGTCGTTTTGAAAGTATTCGTTGCGAATACATTTGTGGAAACAACATTACCTTGAACAGTCACAAGATTTTGAACTGTTCGGTTAATAATAAAATCGTTTGTACCAATCTGAAGATCATTAATGGGGTTATCAGTTCCGATACCAACCTGCGTAGCAGTAAGACGGTTTACATTCGTAGTACCTGCAAATTGTGTTGTATCGGACGTTGATGTTAACTCACCAGTAATCTTCAGGTTTGATACTTTGATTTCATCTGCTGTGATTTCACCAGCATCAATACTTGCAAGACCTGTCAATACGTCACTCTCTCTGGGTGTTGCATCTAGACTGGTTACAAAAATTTGACCAGCTCTCACAAGCTTCCCCATTTATACATTAGTTACCGAATAAAATTCCGGCTAATCCATCCTTAATCCTGAGGACGTTGTAATTTACAGCATGTACATACATATCTTGATTTGATGGTCTCAATTCACCCTTTTCAACCCCACGAAGTATGAGTTTTGCATCATCTAAACGACTAAAGTTACACGAACCACTTGGATTATACTCGGATGCGTTGAGACAGAAATGATATACAAAATAACGTGTATATACACCTGTATGACTATCTATATCAAATTCAGTCTGTCCATAATTTGATTTGTAATAGTTTTGTACTGTATGAAAATACGTTGGAGACATTTTTTCAAGGAAAGATACACCGTTGATTAATAAATCTGCATTGGTAAATGAGAAACGGTCACCTGCAAAGTTCGAGGTCGACGTACCATACCCAAAAAATAAAGACTTTACTGGGTGATTAAACGATGAAATATCGAGTTTGTTGTACCCACCTGATTGTGTGGTATTGTCAGTCACACTCTCGAGAGGTAATTCCAGTCGTTGTGTTTGCGTCACTACAAAATCTAGTGTTCGACTTATAAGGGATTCTCGTTCTTCTTTATCTAGGTAAATGTAGTTCCCGTAAAATTCAGCTTTCTTTTCATTCTCGGTGCAATTTGCTATAGCCGTTTCATCAAAATTTATCTTTATTTCAACCTGGTGATGCTGTAACGCTATGAGAGGTAAAAATGCTTTATGATCACAGAAAAAAAAGTGTAAAGGTACAAATGTCTGATTCGATGATGATGCTTTATTGTTAAGTTCCTGGGATTTATTGTACGTATCGGCGAGATAATTAGGCCATATTTCAGCAAAATAATCATAATGTTGTGAATCCACCTTTTGACCACCGATGTATAAATCCAATGTAGAATTGTAAAATAGATTTGATGCTATATTTGTATTACTTGTTTCACTAGATTCAAACCAAAGACCATTGATAACATCTCCCAATACAGGGATGGTGATTGAAGTATCATTCGAATTAATAGTTCTGATAAACTTTGGAGTTTGGGAAAAATTTGTATGTCGTGTGAATTTCATACGAAAAAATGAATGTCCTTCATCACTCGTGAGATATACATCTTGTATACCCTTAGAGACCAATTGTATCAATGCACCAGACATTTAATAGATGTTCAGATTATAAAAATAGACACTTTCCCTGAGGAAAGGCGCTCTTAGGTTCTTCCACGTTTTTACCGTGTATATTAAAACCACCTTGGCGGTACACCTTCATCCTCTTATAATACATAGCGGTGAAGACCGACCATGGGTCATGAACATCATAAATGTGGGGATTGTTCTTCTTCCCCTTTGTTTCTCTCATAATTCGACCAATACTCTGTATGATATTAGACTTTGGGGAAGCTAAAATAACCGTGTCTAGGGTAGGAATATCCAAACCTTCATGGGCTTGACTGAATGTAGCAAAAATAATCTTCTTCTTTGAGGATTCTTGGAGTTGCGCTTCTTTCATACCCCCCATGTATAGACCAGACGTTTTGGGAAAACATTGATGAAGAAATTCACAATGAA